CTAATATTAGATACGTCTGGCGCAAGAATAGTTAACAGCCACAATAGAAGAGTTGTCGTAGACTCCGATGACGCAAAATCCGAGTGGACAGACACACAAGCACTAGCTGGTGCAAAAGCCAACTTCTCAGGATCCTGGGTTTTCCCAGAGGTTCCATTGAGAATAAGCGCATCTGCTGGATCTATTACAACTCCTACTGATGCTTATTTCGGCGCAGACCTTACACAATTGCAAGAAACCGGCGGAGGTAATATCTTTAATGAAGATGTTCGAGATATGCTTCGAGCATTCCCTCACGGTGCAGTTGGTGGTTCTTCCGCTCCATGGGATGGAGGTACATACACTGAGCCAATGTGGCACTTTACATTGGATGATCTGTCCGGTTCCGCCGGATCTGGTCTCACCTCCAAGAAACAAAAAATTGCACTTTATGTTTCGGGATCCCGAGCAAAAGGCACTTCTTACACAGCTAAGGGTGGTACCGTGCTTGTTAAAGACGATTACACACTGAGCAATGGCTACGAGGCTGTATTAGATTTAGGTTATGATAGGTTTACGACTGTTCTTTATGGTGGTCATGACGGACTCGACATTGTTGAACGTGAGCCATTTAGGAACGCGCGCCTCGCAGAACAAAACCGCATAGAAGACGACAACTACGCTTTCTACAGCGTAAAGAAAGCTATCGACACAGTGTCTGATGCAGAATATGTCGAAATGGACGTCCTTGCTGTACCAGGTGTTTGGGATAGTGGAGTTACGGATCATATGATCAATGTTTGCGAGAATCGTTCTGATGCTTTAGCAATCATTGACTTGGAAAATGATTATACAACAAAACATGAATCTACTTCTACTGTTCAAACTAGAATTGGTACAGTTGATTCAGCTGTGAGTACGCTCAAAAACAGAGCGATCAACTCAAGTTACGCATGCGCCTTTTATCCATGGGTTCAGGTCCGCGACACAGCTTCTGACAGTGGAGCAGGACAGTTGGTATGGGTTCCGCCTTCAGTTGCCGCTCTTGGCACATTTGGTAGCACTCAGCGCAATGCAGAACTCTGGTTCGCGCCTGCAGGCTTCAACCGAGGTGGATTATCTGAAGGATCTTCTGGTCTAAGAGTTGTTAATGTACGACAGAAGCTTACTGCAAAAGAGCGTGATAAGCTTTATGAGGCTAATATTAACCCGATCGCTAGCTTCCCATCGGAAGGTATCGTAATCTTCGGTCAGAAGACCTTGCAGGTTACAAAATCGGCTCTTGATAGAATCAACGTCAGAAGACTCTTGATCTATCTCAAGAAGCAAATTTCTAGACTTTCGACTCAGGTATTATTCGACCCGAATGTACAAACTACATGGAACAGATTTACTGCTCTTGTAGAACCTTTCCTTGGGTCGGTACAAGCTAGGTTTGGTATTCAAGAATACAAGTTGATTCTTGATGAAACAACAACGACACCTGATCTTATTGACCAAAATGTCATGTACGCTAAGATCTTTATTAAGCCGACAAGATCGTTCGAAGATTTATAAAAAATAGGGAAGCAAATTAATTTTGCTTCCTAGTTATATTACAAATAAGCAGTTGCTAACTACACGAAGTGTGGAGGAGAAGTAAAAAATGGCAGGCACAAATAATTACTGGTCAAACCCCATGATCGAGCCGAAAAGGCAATATAAATGGTTGTTGCACCTTGGGTCTTTAAATACAAAAATCCCTGGCTGGGTTGTAAAATCCGCATCGAAACCGAATTTTAACATGGGCGAAACTGCACATTCTTTTATTAACCACACTTTTTACTACCCCGGAAAATTAACTTGGAATCCTTTGGATATCTCCTTGGTCGATCCAGGCGGAGCAACTGATGTTACTAAGGCTATGATGGACGCTATTCGAAGCATGGGCTATGCCTTTCCACAAAATGATGGACTTATTGGTGAGCACTCTGCAGGAATTACTTTTTCGAAAGCTGCAGCCACGAACCAACTTGGTACAGTTAAATTGCAGCAATTTGCTCCTAACACTGCACCAGGCGGTAATCCAAACAAAGAAAGAGTGTTCATTGAGACATGGACTCTCCACAATGCTTGGATCAAAGATGTAAATTTTGGCTCCTTAAGTTATGACAACGAAGGTTTGGTTGATTTGTCTATGACACTCAGGTTTGACTGGGCAGTTCATAATCCTGGCAACTCAAGCGCTATCCCTACGCTGTAAAATTATAATTAATGTCTTAACATTTAAGGCTAAATGGCTTATAGTAGCACTATCAATCTTAAAAAGAGGTAAGAATGGCTCGTAAAAGGAATAATCAAGACCGGCTAGCCGCCCCCGGTCCTGTTTCTGACGATTCTTCTGTTGCAGCTGCAGCGGAAATTGTTAAAAGTAAGGGTGGTGGTGGAAAAGAAGGATTGCTTTCTTTTGTAATGCCAACAGAATTTGTTGAATTGCCTTCAAGGGGTAAATTTTATACGAAAGATCACCCTTTGCACAACAAGGATGTTGTTGAAATTCGCTTTATGACAGCAAAGCATGAGGATATTTTAACATCTCCAACGCTATTACGTAAAGGTATTGCTGTTGACCGTCTAATAGAAGATCTTATAATTGATCGAGAGTATGATATTGACAGCCTGTTGATTGGCGACAAAAATGCAATTACAATTGCGGCGAGATCAACTGGCTATGGTCCAAAATATTCTGTGAACATGTCGTGCCCATCCTGTTCGGTAACACAAATTCAAGAATTTGATTTGCAAGAACTTAAAAACAGTTTTCCAGAAGAAGAAGATTTAAAAGATTTGAATATTGTCTCTACTGAAAGAGGGACTTTTATGGTCACACTTCCTGTTACAGGAGTTGAGGTAGAGCTTAAACTTCTTACCGGTAAAGATGATAAAGATCTAGAGAACTATAAAAAGATGTTGAAAAAACATGCCGGAGATGACACCGGAATTGGTTTGTCAGACCAACTTAAACAAATGATTGTAGCCGCTAACGGTGAAACTGACAGAAGCATTTTAGAACAATTTGTAGACCGTATGCCTGCAATGGATTCAAAGTTTATTAGAATCAACTATGCTGCCGTTATGCCAAACGTGAATATGAAGCAAGACTTCAAATGTAAATCATGTGGCTACGAAGAGGAGGTTGATGTGCCGCTCACGGCTGAGTTTTTTTGGCCTTCCCGATGACCACATGCGGTATGTCTACGAAGAGATATTTATTTTAAAATATTATGGTAGCTG